CACCAGATGTATCTAGCCAAATCGTACCAGCTACAGCAGAACTTGGTCTTGAAGTTCCTGAATTAGATGAATTAATAGCACCTAGAACATTGTTTAGATCAGTTCTAAAAGCTGGGAATGATTGGTTTGCTATGTCGTAATCGTGTTGTGCCATGATGTGTTTATACTCCTTTTAAAACCCTTTTGCAATAAAATCAAATGTTTTTGATACTGCTGTATCACTTGAATTTTTAAATGTTACATTAAATCCATTAATAGTTTTACTTTCTACTAAGAAATAATCTCCTGTTGCCATTCCTTGTCCTGTAATTCCAACTGCATAATTATCAGTTTTAAATGGATTTGTAAATGTTACAGTTTTAGTTCCAGCACCAGAACTTATATCATTTCCACTAAATATTCTATCAGGCATATCAATCGTAACTGTAACTGCAGAAACTCTAGGTGTAGAAGCACCATCTCTTGAAATTAATACTACTCTAAATTTAAAATATCTTGCTGTGTAATCTCCAATTACAAATGATTGAAAAGCAGTAAAGGTAGAATTATCATCACTTGTTGCTATTTCTAAATGAGCATTTGCATTAGCTGGTGTATCCCCATCAAAGTTAGAAGAAGCAGAATCAAATAATCCTGTTCTATTATCAAATAAGTCATCTGGGTTATCTGATGTTTGAGTTAAACTAGCTGTAATTCTAGCTGTATGTTTAGCACCTATATCAATTACATCTGCAAATAAATAATTACCACTTGCAAAGAAGTCAGAATTAGCAACACCAGAATCAAAGAATCTACTTGTTTCATCATCAAAGTTCCCTGACGCACTATCAAAGAGTTCTGATGAATCTAATTCAATAGCATCATCTGTAATTACAGTATTAGTTAAAGTTCCAGCAAATGTAGGGTGTTCTGATTGTGTTGTAATTGTGTTAAAATTAGCAACTCCTGTTACATTAGAAATAATAGCTGTTGCATTTGAACTAAAGTTACCAAGTTTATCTACTGCTTTCAAAAGATAAGTTCCAGCCCTAGCTGGTACAGAAATTGAAGTTGCTGGTCTTGATACTTTTTCTACTAATGCTACTGAGTTTTGCCAATCAGCAGTTCCATCAGTTTCTTCACTAAATCTTAAATTATAATATGCTAAATCAAGATCAGGTATTTGTGTCCATGATAAGTGAGCCTCTTGTCCAACAATATTACAAGCAAAGTCTTCAACATCACTTGGTGGTTCAATAGCACCAATAATAGTTCTTTGTGCAGATACATAAGTTGATGATACACCTAAACTATTTACAGCTTTAACTCTTACATCATAAGTAGATTGGTCAATTACATTTAATACTCTGTGATTTAATCCTGAACCTTGTGCGTAAATAATAAAATCTGAATCTGTGCTTAATTTATATTCTACTTGGTAGTAATCAACAAAGCTATCAGGAGAAGCACCTATAGATACATCTAATGCTACAATTACAGTTCCATCATTATATTCAATTAAGGTATCATCTAATGTTACACTTGCTGGTGGTTGGATAGTAAATGGATTAGGTAAATTAGTTGATGGTACTGCTGTTGCTTGTGTTTTAGAAGCCCATGTATAGTGAGTTGCTTGGTACTCCACTAAAGATAATCCTACTGTAAAATCTTCATTAAAGGTAATACCAATAACTCTAAATGGTTTAGCAGAAAATCCTAAAGAAGAATGTGTAATATTAACTATATCTCCTATAGCTAAATCATAAGCATCTAAACTAACAGTAATACCTAAAGATAATGCTTCTCTACTTCTTCTAAGTATAACCTCTGCCATTTCTTCTGCTTGATATGGAGATGTAATAGTTTTAAAATCAAATCTACCCTCTAACAAAAATCCACCATCAGCAGTTTTCATTGTTGCGTGTTGGTCTGCACTTGGTAATCCTGAATCATCAATAGGTGGGTATTGAACTTCATTAACTTGAAAATTTCTTTCTGGATCAACAAAACTTACAATAACTCTATTAAATTTTTCGTTTTTATTTGGTGTTGATAAACTATAACCACCTATAATATCATCTTCTGTTAATGTAATACTTGCACTTCCTGTTGTTTCGATAACTAAACTATATTTACCAGCACTATATGGAAGATAACCTCTGCAACCTTTTATAAGTTCTCTAACATTATCTATGATGTTTTTTGATGTATCTAATGCTGTGTTTGTATCAAAAATGTTAATATCACTACCACCTGAATATGGTGTTACTTGTGTTACACAAACTTGTGAGGCATCATAAAAAGATTGTAAATTTATTTCACTTAATGCTAATCCTTTTCCATATCTAGTGTCAGTTAAATAGTCTAATAAACACCATGCTGGATTAGTTTGATAACTTGCAGATTGTTCAACTAAACTTGCATTATATGTTTTAACTTTTTTACCTTGTATTTTAGCTTGTACTTTTGGAATACCAGAAAAAGCATCTTGATTCCATTTAAACCTAATTGCTAAATAGCATAAGCCAGATAATTTATGATTACTTCCCCAAGATGATAATGTTGATAATAAAGATGATGCTGATTGACCATCAGTTCCATAATGAGGTTCTACTCTAATTAAACTTTCTCCATCTTTATAAAAATTACTATCAGAACTATTTACTTCAACTTCTGTTCCATCTGATAAGGCACTTGCCCAAGTAATAACTTTATCATCTACTCTTATTTCTTCTATATTGTTTATTTCTCCCTCTGCCATAACTACAGCCATATACAAATAAGTATTATCTGTGCCAGAAGTTTCTACAAATACTCTAGTTCCCCCTGTAAGTCTTTCTCCATAAATTACAGGAATATTTGCATCATTAGATTGTTTATTAACTAATAATCCTTTTTCAAAATTATCAAAATCATTATTACCAAAGTCAGGTTGTTCAGGTATTTTTGGTCGTAAAACCCAAGATAAAAATAAAGTAATACCTAATGAAACAAGAGGATTTAAGTTTTTAACAAATTTAAAAGCACTTGTTACTACACTTACAGGATTAAAACTTTTATTGTGTGTTAAATATCCATTAGCAAAAAATGTATTATCTTTATCTAATTCAAATATATAAGTTTGTGTTTCTTTAATTTTTTCTTTTATAGATAATAATTTTGACTTTATAATTTTACCATCTTGCAGATATAAACCAACTGTACCTACTTTTAGTTGTTCTACATTTTTAAAATCATATCTATCTTTAGTTAATTCAGGATTATAAGAAGCCCAAGTTTCATTTTCAGCATCATAAAATGGGTGGTCAAATGTGTTTGTGGTAACTCCATGTTCCCACTTTAATTCTACAATATCACTATGGATTGGTTGTTTTAATTTTATTACTTTTGCTTGTGATAATTTATTATTCCAAGATAATACTTCATCTCCAATTTTAATATCTTCAATGTTTTTAGAAGTACCATCTGCTAATTTAACTTGTGTTCCAGCTATAAAACAAAATAAAAAAGATTTAATTCCTGTTTTATTTACAGGCTTACCATAACCACCTAATTGTTTTAATATTTTTTCTTCTTCTTGATTTATATATGCAATAAATTCGCCTGTTGGTGCATACTTATTAAGTATTTTTTTAGCAAATTTAATTAGTACATTATCTAACCATTTAAACATTATTCTCTACCCCATTTAATATCTAATATAGTTTGAGAGCTAAAATCCATTCCAACATCTGTACTAAAGAATCTTTGTTGTGATGTATTGTTTGTTTTTCTACCATTCTTTTTTTCAAAGTCTGCCCAATGTGATACTATTGATAATTCTACAGAACTTGCATTTTGAGATTCAGATATTCCAAAACTTTCTATATTTCCTTTATATAAAAGAAATGGGTCAGCAATTAATGTATTAGAATCATTTAAAAACCCTCTAAAAATGAATACTTCATCATTTGTTACATTTTCATTTAGAACTAATGATATAAATGTTTGATCTGCACCTGATAATACTAAACTTATAGTAGCTTTGCTTAAATCTGTTTGCTCACTATGTTCAGATATACCCATAATAAAATCACTAGAAGAATAGGTAACTGATGAGCCTGAAACTGATGATGTTAGATCAAATGAGCAATCTGTTAAATTAACAGGAGTTGCAAAGCCTATAGTAATAAGATGAACAGGGCGAATATCATTTGTCGCTAGTTCGTTCTTTATCGCTGTTGTTAGGCTTCTCGTCATATAGTTCGTAGTTAGTTTGAGTTACACTTTCAGTACCTTTTAACATAGTATATTCAAATTTGCTATTAGGTTTCTTGTATTCTTTAAGATCGTTAATACTAGCATCTATTTGATCTTCATTCACAATAACTTCGGCAATAAAATCGGCAGTTATCTTGT